TATCAGTTAACCCACGTATTTATGATGCTATGAAAAAAGGTAATCATCCTTTCATCGATCCTATTAAAGTATTTAGACATCACTATGGTGATGATAAGTTTGAAGTGTTAGGAAACTATATTGATCAACATGCTTTTGATGCTTCAGGTATAAGGTATCCTAATAGATTTGAATTTAGAAAAATGGGACTTGTGCCTGTAAATAAAAACGCACCAGGCAATACCTATGAACACTACAGTCTACCGGGTGAGCTAGATCAACAGATTGCAGATATAGACAAAGTTATTAAAAGCATTGAAGAAGGAGATAATGCTTTTTTCAAAGGACCAGAGGGTATTAAAACTCAAAACTCAAAAAGAGCTACTTTAGTTAAAATTAAAAATGAAATTACACCTAAATCTAAAATAGATTTAACTCAGTACACTAACGAAGATCTTAATAAGTTAGCAGAAGAGGGCAATATATTACAAAAAGAATTGGCTGAACTTGACGAAACAGGGTCGTCTAAAATTCCATATCAAGAGTATCAAGAAAAGTCTGCTAGACTTGACCAAATAAATGAAATTATAGAAGAAGCAAAATTAATGCCAGAAGAATTTTTTGATCAACAACCATCAGGTGAGATTATACCTTTCCCTAAAAAGGATGATAAAACTGATTTTGCAAGAGGAGGTATTGTTGAAGTACTTATATAACCCAGCAACAGATAACTTTGAGTCTTTAGAACCTACGTTAAAAGATAGATTTAATTTAAAAGATCAAATGGCAGATGCAGCTTCTGCAACTGAAATGGCTATTGATGAATCTTTAAAAGCATTCAAAACATATCAAGATGCAGGCGGTACAATGTCTTACAAAGATTTTATAGCTTCAGGTAACGAGGGTGTAAGTAAATTTTTTAAAGACGGTGGATCTGTAGAAACACCTAAACGTGGCTTGGTTGATGGACCAGGGAGCTATGCTGGACTAGAAAAATTTGAAATATTAAAAATTAATAACCCTAGTAACGAAGCTTTAAATGAGATCAGACAAATTATTGATAACTTAGATATTAAACAAAATAATATTTTAGGAAAAGAAGTTAGAAATTTACCTAAAGAAATTACGGTAGAAAAACTTGCTACAAAAATACAAACCCCTGGTTATAAAAGACCAACGATTGCTAAAGAACTATTAAAAAGAATTTTAAATGAAAAAAATATTAAAACTTACGATAATTATCGAACAGAAAAAATTGTAACCGTCTTAAATGATGCCTTAACCAAGAATAAAGGCAATACGTTATATATTAAACCCTCTGCAGCTGTAGAACTTCTTCCAGAGTTTGAAGTGAAGAACGTTAAAGGTGGAGGAGGTAATTCCATATTAAAAACTTACCGAAATTATATTGCAGGTGGAGAACGAATTGGAACTCGAGCGGGAATACCTGTTCCTAAAGAAATTGGAGGAAGAAAAGTTACTGATATTATAACTGATTTAGATAAAAACTTTCTTGATGTAACGGGAGGAAGATCAGTTGGCAAAATGAAGATTTTAGAAGAAATTAAATTGTTAGATACACTTGCTAATGAAAATCCTAACGTCTCGGCCACTAAATTAAAAGAATTATTTGAAGAAGCAGGAGGAACTAATTTTACAGAAAGATTAAAAAAAATACATCCCGTTAAAATGGGTAATCTAACTGAAGGGGACACGGGAGTTATTCTTAAACAAGCCGCCGAAGAAGGCGCCATTTCGAACAGTATGCCTGATTCACTTCGAAAGGCCATTAAACGATATTCTGTAGATCTTAATGTAAATAGATTTTTTAAACAGGCAGAAAAATATAGAAAATCAAATCCTGAGTTAGCTTACAAATACACTAAGGCTATGAATTTAATTTCCGACGCCAACATGAAAAAATTAGGTATGTTTGGTGCAGGTGAACATGCTTTACCTCTTTCTGCTATTGAAACTGCAGGAGCTGCTGAAGATACTTATTTTAAAATAGATGCCTATGTAGACCATGAATTAAATGACTGGAAATCTAAAAATTTTGATCGACCTATTTTTAGAAAAAAAGGTTTAGCTTTTAAATATAATAATGCAAATAAGCTTGGCCTTTCAAAAAAACAAAAATTAGATATTCAAGAAGAGATCATGCAACGTTTAGACTTTATGAAAAAGAGAGCTCCTGAATTGATGGAAAATGTTACATTTGATTTTAGTGGTGGTAAATTTACCGCAAATAGTTCTACCCCTTCTATTCTTGATTTAGATGAAAAAGGATTTAAAGCTCTTAATGAAAAAGGAAATAGAATTAATCAAAAATTCATAACCGAGATGCCCGATGCAGTTAAACTAACTTCAACGGGAACCATTGCTTCTATAGATGATAAATTTATTAGACCAAAGAAAAAAATTCAAGGAGCTAATCTTGCAAAGAAAAGTTTAAAATCATTTGCAAAAGCTTTTCCTGTTATTGGAACAGCGATTGGTATATATGATGTAAACAAAGCCTTGAAAGCTGGAATTACAGATCCAAGAGATCTGTATGCTGCTTATGAAGTGTCCCCTGAGATAGCCGCAAAACAAAAAACAATGAGAGAAGATCCAACAGGTAAATTATTACAAGAGGAAATAGCTAACCTACCAGAGATTACAACAGACGATCAAGTAGCTAACGCTTTGATGGATTCTTTTCCTAACCAATCTTTCTTACAATATCAATCTGCTGTTGATGATGGCTTTCAAGGTAGTTTTGAAGAATACTTACAACAACAAAGTATGAAGATGGCAAGAGGTGGCCGTGTTGGTTTTCAAGATGGAACACCTGACCCGATCTTTGATCAAATTGTAGCTGCTTTAGATAACACAGATCTTATAGAAAATTTAGAACAAGAAAATAAAAGGACTCTCGAAGAACAGGTTTTAGGAGAAGAAGGAGATAGAACTTTAATGCAGACACTTAATACTATGATTGATCCAAGAGCATATCCATACTATGCACAGGAACTTGCATCAGGAGTGGCCAACATACCAGAACTTGCATTTAGATTTCCAGCAGCGCTTGCATATCTTTTTGGTAAAACTAGTCTTGCCACTACAACAGGTGATTTAAGTCAGATTGGTATGAAAGATGTACAAAAAGCAATGGAGATAATGGATCCAAAACTTACAAAAGCTGTAAAAGAAAAAATTGGTTTTAAAGACATGTTAGAGGAATCAAGAGAAAAAGCGACCGGACCTCAAAGAACTACAGGAGGCCTATTAGAGTTTGGAGCAGAAGCTGTTGGACCAGCAACACCTTTTTTCTTACTAAAAGCATTTCCTAAAATTGGAAAACAAATTAGAAATTTAGTAGGAACAGCTGCCTCTGCAGAAAAAGTCAACAAAGAAATAGAAACCAAAATGGCTACACAAGGTGTAGATCAAACACGAAGAGATATACTTTTAGCAGCAGGAGCAGGAGGAGCAGTAGCCATTCTTAAATATTTAGGATTAGATAAATTAATTAAAACAACCAAGGTTGCAAAAGCTGCACCAGAAATTATAACAAAAGGTGGTACGCCCAAATACTTCTTTGACTTTGTAAATTTAATTAAAACTAAAGGTGATGATGTAACCGACAAAGCTTCAACTATTGAGAGACAAAAAGTTTATGACTATGACGGATATACACTGTACGAAGATATTGGCTCAGGTAAGATTGCTATTAGAAAAGACACCTCTGGTGGAGCTAATTATTATGTCGGTGATGGTGAATATGAGACAATTGACGGTATTCTTTACAAAGAAGAGATAGTTTATGATCCACCTGAAACAATAGTAGGTAAAGATGGTAAAGCAAAAGAAGTTCCCGACATATATGAAGAAACCACTTTAAAACCAGACTATGATGGAAGTGACGGAGACGTGGAGGGTGGTTTGGAATCTATTAATGAAATATTAGAATTATTAGCTAAAGATGGTAATAAATATAGTTTAAAAGAATTAAAAGAAATGGGTATGAATCCAGAAGGACTTGGTCGAGATTTTTTAAAAAAAATTTTAAAAAACCCAGATGAAATTAAACTTCTCGATCCAGAAAAAGCTTTTAAAGATACCATAAATAAAGTTAAATATAAGATAGAAAAAGCTGAGGGCGGTATTATAGCAGGCGTTAGTTCTGGACCCCCACCTAAATCAGGGCCTACACCACACGGGTTGCCTTATGTGGCAAAAAATGTTAGACCAATTACGGAGCGTAAATAATGGCAGATATTGACAAGACTCTTTCAGAGTTGGGAACCTCTGTAAAAATAGAAGGACCCGACCAACAAGTTGAAATAGACAAAGCAGAAGAAGCGAACAAACCACCAGTTGAAATTAACCCAACTGATGATGGTGGTGTAGAATTAAATTTTGATCCAAGCAAAGTAAACATCGAAGGGCAACCAACGCACTTTGATAATTTAGCAGAATTATTACCTGATGATATTCTAGAACCAATCGGTTTAGAATTATTTCAAAACTATACAGATTACAAAGCATCTAGAAAAGATTGGGAAAAATCTTACACAGACGGTTTAGATCTTTTAGGGTTCAAATACGAAAACAGAACAGAGCCTTTCCAAGGTGCTTCAGGAGCCACGCACCCTGTACTAGCAGAAGCAGTAACACAATTCCAAGCTGGAGCTTACAAAGAATTATTACCAGCAGAAGG